TTTGTGCTTGTCATAGCTTTGATTCCTTAACAACTTGTTTTACAAGTTCCACATCTGCTGGAAGTTTTCTAAATTTACTTAACCAATATGGAACGTCCATAATAGTACTTATTGCAGAAAGTTGTTCATCATTAAACTTACGTAACATATCTTTACCGCTTGGAGAGTTTAAAAGCACCCATGGACTTATTTTTCCATCTTTAATGTCATACGTTGCACGACTTAGGCTAGCAAATAAGAAATAATGATTCCAGGGAGCATTGTTTGCATCACCCCAATCCATCATTGTTTTAATGCTACGTTCTAGTGCAGTTTCTACTGATTCTGTTTTAACAAGATCAACAACATACTTGTCGTATAACTCATCTCTACACCAATGATCTAACTTTACCCCAGATGTAATAACATACTGAATAAACCTGTCGGGATACAACGGATTAACGTTACTTACAAAACTACCAAACTTAATAAAGGCATTGTAGTACGGGCTTTTTGCAAATTCCTCGTATGTTTTATCATGTCTAGAGTTTTGTGTAAACTTAAAGAACTTGTTATAAGTTTCAAACCCTAATACTACATGCTTTTCAGTTTTTGCCAATGCTCTACGTTTTTGTTCGCAGACATGCACAAACAAAGTCTTTTCTTTTGTGAATTTATGTCCACAATATTGACAAGTAAACGGGCCAGCTTGCAAGTTCATCATTTTACAATCTTTTTAATTTCAGAATCTTCCATACCGTGACTTTTAGCTAACTCTTTAAACTCTTTGTCAGTGATTAATTCTGCTAGCAATTCAACATCACGTTCTTTCATTGTAGGATTCCACTTTAATAACATTGGTAATTTTTTATTAGTAGACGATCTTTTCAATGGAATCCATTCGTGAAAAAATGTAGTCTTTCCATCATAGTTACACATACATAACAAGAACCAAAGAAGTTTTGCATCTTCTTTTTGCAACAAGTTCCAGTTTTTATTGTAGTATTCGTTAACTGCTAAAACATAATGTTCTTGCTGTTCTCGTGTAGGCGCTTTACCTCGTCCGCGGTTTGTTCCTACATTACTAATGTATCTGTTAAGATTCCACATGTCGCCTTTAATTTCTTTGCGACCTTCGTCTGTAACAGCATCCCATAAATCTTTAAGATTCATGTCAACTGCTGGAATCATGTCCTTGAATAAATCAACGTGCTTGTTCGACATCTGGTTCTAGTCTCGCATCAAATGCTAATACCATTCTAGTTCCTGTGCCATTCCATGGATAAACAGTATGCGGAATGTGACTAGGAAACAAAATAATTGTACCAGCTTGTGGTTTATACGTCCATGTATCGTTCATAACAAACTTTGATACATCCCTTGTTTGTGGCATTCTAAATGCTACTTGTGCGTCTGTTGGTTGGCTACCTTCAGCTAATTCCGGAACACTAATATACATATTCCCGCTTAGATTGCCGCCTGGGTGACTATGCAATTCTTGATACTGCCCTGGGCCTTGCTTAATAGTCCAAATGCTTGTAACAACAGGCTTACAAAGTTTTAAATCTTCTTTGCCACTTTGTTGTGTAACAATTTCCATATAGCCCCTACACATTGTTTCTAGATACTTTACTAGCCAAGTAACGTCAATGTTTAATTGGTTAGGGTATACTTGAATTTGTTGACCTCCCCTAATACTTAAGAAAGGATTTTCAGAATCGTTAAGTTCTGGATGATCATGCAACTGGTTTGTCAAATTAAAAATTTGACTAAATTCAACTGGCGGCACTTGGTCAATAGCAATAATTGTTGGTTGAAAGTATGCTATGTGTAGTGTCATATTAATTTTTCCTCACTGAGTTTATAGATCATTATAGCACGATCCAATGCTGATTTTAAAGTGGGATTGGTTTCCGACTTCCTCAAAATGTCTTTCCATAACATTTCTTCTTGGTATTGTTTTTCAACTGCTTCTTTTGACAGTGGATATTCCATTCCTATAATTTTCCTATCAGTAGTTCCGTATTCTCTAGCATATGTTATGCCAGCAGCACGCTCGTAAATATATGTAGCACCAGGTTTAAGAGATCCCATTGCTTTTCTCCGCGGTTGTATTGAACGCAACAGATATGCGTTCTACATCTGATGTGTTTGGTCCAACAGCATGTGGCAAATAACTAGGAAACATAATAATAGTTCCTTCGATTGGATCTACTTCTTTTGTTTCGCCAGAATATTCGTTACGGTCTGGAGTTACATTAAGTCCTTCCCATAAGTGTATAGGTGCAGGATTAGTTAGATATAACTTGCCACTGCCTTTAGGAACTTGAATGTATAAGCATCCAGAAATAACACCACCGTGAATATGTTGTAAATTAAATGCCCCCGGGGTGTCATTAATGTTAACCCAGGATTCCATAACTTTTAGGTTTCCTGGCAATCCAATTGATTCTGCAGATTCGTTAACAATATTTGTAATAAAATTAAACAGTTGTGTAAATCTAGGATCTTCATGTAAAAGCGTTCTGCTATGTTTGCCGTTAACATTTGACCTAACTTCGGGTGGATTATCATTTAGATAATCTTTTAAGTCAGTAATGAGCTTACCCTTTACTTCTTTAAAGTTAGGCAATGCAATATCCCATATAGGAACGGCAAACAAAACATTAGCTATCATAGTATCTTATCTAACTGAATAATTTCATTTTGTCTACTTACTTCTTTAACAAAGTAAGCACACGGTGGTTTCTCTCCAAAACGTGTAGGTACAGATAAAAGCTGTCCGTTTTTCATTTTAGGAAAATACCATTTTACATCACTGTAAAAGTTTACAATCTCAATCTTTTTAAACTCAACTCTAAAACTACTAAGTGGGTTAAAGATCAACGCTTCAAAACCTCTATCATTTAGACTAGTTAACGGCAATATTTCAATGTCATTTGCCGAAGTACTATCGCCTACTGCAATACACCAATCAATTGGCATAGTTACTTCGTCTTCTCCAATTCTTAAAACCATTGCCGGAGCATTGAATGACTCTAAGAATATTAATGGCATGAAAAAGAAATCAGGTTCGCTAGGTGTGCTATTATCAAGCACAGCAAATCTTGTATTTTCGTCTACTTCGTCTGGTAAATTGTTTAAATCAAAAGTTTTATTGTCTAGTGTTAAAATCTGCATGTTTATTTTTGCCAGTCCACTTTCTCAACCGAGAACGGATACTTGGCTTCCTTGTAAAATTTTTTCCTCGTTGTGAGGTGACGCTTTGCGTATTTACAAGTGGACGTAATGTCCCAGATTTGGACGAAGTCTTTGTCTTCTGCTTTTCTAATGCCTCGCCCAATACTTTGTATAACCCTTGTAAAGCTCTTTCCGGGCTCAAGAAGAACCAAATTAAAAATACGAGGAATATTAATACCCACAGCGGCCACACCGTAAGTCGCCACAGTAATCTTGTCATCTGCAATTGCATGTTCTTTGTACTCCTCTTTTCTATCTTTGCCTTTAACTTCACCGGAAATAAATGTTGCGTCTGGTAATAATTCTGTTAAAAATTTGCCTGTGTCAATCCTATTAACTAAGATTAATGTATTGCCTGTTTCGGATATGCCTTTAATTAAATTTGCTAGGTAAGTCATACGCTCTTTATTAGTAACTAGGTACTTTAATTCTTCTGCGTATGACTTAAATTCTGGTAAATCAATAAGTTGTAAAATTTGAATTTGCAATGCACTTAACACTCCGATCTCTTGTAATTGATATGCAGCAATGCCTCCAACTACTGGACCGATGCTTGCAAAAATAGGAGCAGATTCAAATTCGTCCTTTGGTACTGTGCCAGTTAACCCCCAACGAATAGGTGCATTTCTCAAATTTTGTGTTAACAAGTTTTGTAGAACTTGTGCTTTTGCCATGTGTACTTCGTCGACAATAACAGTCTCTACACCTTCAAGAAATTCTGCTAATGTAAGTGCTTGCTCTACATCCCAGTTCTTAGATTTTTTATCTAGTACGTTAAGACTTTGCCATGTACAAATAGTGTGTTGATGCCCAATCATCTTACGATCACCAAAATATACACCAACGTCTAAACCTACATTAATAAAGTCTTCTTCTGTCTGTGTTACAAGATCTTTATTAGGAACAATAGTAACTGTACGTCCATATCTTTCAGCACAATGCGCAAGTGTAGCAGTCATGATTGTTTTGCCTGCACCTGTTGCAACTTCTTGTAATGCTTGTGTATTAGTAAAAAACCGATTTACAATCTCAACTTGGTCATCACGTAACATAATTGGCTCACCGGCAAATCTATGACCTTCTGGCCAAGTTTTACCCATGTCTGCCCAATAACTTGCTTTGATTTCTTCAAATTCGATTCGAACAGGTTTTCTTAAATCGTCAACTTCTCTAATCTCAATATTCATGTCAGCCAGTACTTCAAAGCACTTTTCTAGCTGACTTAAATAACCGTTGCCGCCTAAGCCAAACATACTGACACTGCCATCCCATCGTCCTAATTTAAATGCAGGGCGATAACGTGCAGTAGGATCTTCGTACTTAAATGTGTTTGCTAATTTTTTACGAGCTTCAAGGGGCAACCCCTCAAATTTAATGTTAACTTCGTCTCTTATAATTAATTTCATTCCCACATTGCCTTGGCTTCAATGATTGGTTCTTTATCTGTATAAGCAATAACTAAATCACAATTACTTGCATAAACCGCAGTTTTACTATTACGCAATGAAGTTCCAATAAAAATAACACTCATTGGTTTCCAGTCAGTTTTTAGGAGAAATTTTGGAATTTTTCCACTTTGTACACCAACAACATTTGTTGCTGGTGTTAACTGACAATTATATTTTTTATCTTTGATAAGTTGATTAAATTCTTTTCCGTCCTCGGAATTTTCTAATCTAAAATAAATTCCAACTTTGTCAGAAATTCCATTTTTTTCCAAAATTTCACTGATTTCTTTCAACTCATTAGCACATGTCTTTGAACTAAATGCATCAAAGACTAACAGTACTGGTAATCTTTTTAATTCAATTAATGTCTTAACAAGACTATCGAAAGAAGTAGTCATTCGATTAACCCATACTTTTGTTGTCCGGCGATTTGCCACGTGTTCTGTCAGCAAATTTTCGTCAAAATTGGATTTTTCTGTAAAATACTGATAACGTATACTTCTGTCTTTAATAATATTTTGATCAATTGAAGTATTGATTCCGAGGTCGGCAGTAATTTGTTTTTGGAAGTTATCGTGTGTTATGTTAGTCAACATAAACTGATTTATAAAAGTGGATTTTTCCCATGATTTTATGGTTTTATAAAAATCCATCAGTTTTTCTTCAATATCAAAATTAAACTCTTTTAAGTCCTCAACAAGTTTAACAATATTTTTTTCTGTGTACTCGGCATAAAACATTCTTCCGTTTTGTGCTTGCACTAGGCCAGTAACTTGTTTTGTAAATGAGGTGATTTTTTTGCGAATTGTTGAAGAAAACGCAAATTCAATAACTAACACTTCATTGTCATCATCAACTTTTGATGTGTAAAGTTTTTTAGTAGTGTCTTGTGGCCTAAATGGTTGAGACCATGTTGGGTTATCAATAATGCTTTGAAATTCATCATCAAGTTTTGACAAAATATTCTTGTTTTCTTTAAAAATTTTGATCAATAACTTTGATTGATTTTCTGTGATGAAAGAGTCGCCATTAACAGTCTTGCATAAGCTAAACAGTATGCGTGAGTCCTTATATGCTAACGAATTTTTTAATTCGTCGTTATGTAAAGTGACTAAAGATGTAAGTAATTTATCAGCAGTTTTCATTTATTTTATTATAACACGTAAAGCCTGTATGTCAACACTTTAGAAAAAAATAGGCCGTAAAATATTTAAGGCCTATTGTCATTATTTTGGCAAAATCAATTTATACCGATGCATCTTCCATGCCAGCGACACGTAGTTTAACAATATTTGTAATTTGCCATTGCTTTTGATCTAACGCTTTTGTAATACCAAGCCACTTGTTGCGTAGCAAAGCAAATTCATTGATGATTTTTTCAAAATCAATTACATCTGCTTCGCCTTCAACAAATTTTTCACAATCTCTTGAACTTAGAGCACGTTGATAATTTTCTAAGTACTTGCGAAAGTGCTGACTCTTAAGTCGACGTAGTTCAATGTTAAGGTACTCTAAAATTGCTTCAATTTCTTGAAGCTGAGAGAATCTCTGTTCCACGATACCTGGCATACTTGCGGCAGCTCGTTCTACATTTCCCGTTATACGGACTTCTACTTTAGCCGCTTGTAATTCAGCATTGTAGTAATCCACAGCATCTGGAATGTGTGAGATATCTTTTGTTATTTTAGAATACCAGCCCATTAAAATTCCAATTCTTTGTAATCGTCGTCTTCGTCATCTGACGGTTCATCTAAGTAATACTCAATAGCAGTATCTAATGTACCGTCAACGCCTGTAGCACCTTGCAGAGTTCTATCACTAACACCGTAATCGGCTAGTAAATCAACATATCGCTCCGCGGCAACTTCTAATTGTTTCTTGTCAATAAAGTCACTAAACAATACCCAAATATCACCGATCTGTGTTTCATTCAACATCTTGTTCTGTCTCCTCTAGAATGGTTTCTGTTTTAGTTCTGATATGAAATTTTTCCATTATCATATCTAATTTATCATCTTTCCATTCTTTTCGGTAGAATTTGAACTCTTCACCCGTCTCTGGATCAATCCATTTAAGTCTATTACCTTCTTGCTTGAGCAACCCTTCTGCTTCGAACAGGTCGACTAATCCACTATATGGACTCATACCTGTTGCATAAGGAATTTTAACTTGGACCGATTCAAATGGTTTAGCATAACGTGTTTTCA